CGGCGAGGACCAGCTTCGCCGCCGGGCCGAAGTCGGCGCTCGACGGGGGCGGCGGCAGCGTCGCCAGCCTGAGGTAGTTGCGGAGGTGCATCCGGTGACCGCCGGGCGCGGGGCGGCGGCGGCCCATCTTGACGGGGTGGCCGAGGTGCGGCGCGTGGAGCGCCTTCATGGCGCGGCCTCCACCGTGAGCCAGGTCGCGTTGCACCAGATGACATGGTGCATAGGGCCGGCGGAGAGGACCGCGACGAAAACATGGCCCTCCGTCTCCTCCGAGACGGTGACGCCGTGGCCCTTCGTTGGAGGCAGGTCGCCGGCGCCGATCGTGCCGTTCGGCGTCTCCCAGGACACCCTCATACCGCGGGCGATCATGGCGCGTGCCCCGGCACGTAGACGACCGTCCCGCCGGGCCCGTACAGCGGAGCCTTGAGCTGCTGAGGCGGCGGGTAGGTGACCACAAAGTGCCCGCCCAGCAGCCACGCCTGGCTCGGCGGCGGCCCGGTGCTGGCCATGCGCGCGGCGATCGCTGGCTGGCTCGCGGCGGCGGCAGCTTCGTCTCGCGCCACCACCTCGGCGGCGCACACCACGGCGTCGCCGAACACCGAGTGGAGCGCCGTCATCTGGTCGCGCCAGTCGGCGGGCTGCAGGCCGGGGGTGAGGAGCACGGCGACGGTGGGCAGCACATTGATGGTCTCGGCGACGACCGCCACGGGACCGCGAGAGAGGATCTGGATGAACGCGCTCGGGCCGCAGTCGACGGCGACGTCGGCGGCGACCTTCACGTCCCTCTCGAACGCCGGGCACCCGGTGACCCCGATGCAGAGGCAGGCGACCATGAGCGCGAGGACGTAGCCGGCGACGGTCTGGAGGATGAAACGCATCAGCTCTTCGCCTCCTCGACGCGCTCGAGCACGGCGGCGTTGGTGCAGTAGGTCTCCTTGGCGTCGTCGGGCTTGCGGCCCTCGTCGGACTCGACGGTGACGTTGCAGTAGTCGGGCGTCGGCTGGATCGACTTCACCGTCCCGCGGATGAGGACCTTGTCTCCGACCTTCAACTCCGTTCCGTTCTTGTCGTGCGGCATCTACTTGGCTCCTTTGGCTTTTCCGCGGCTGAGGGCGTAAGTGCCCTGCGAGCCGCCGATCACGGCGAGGCCGATCCCGCGGAGGATGACGTCGGCGGTTGGGTCGGCGACGTGGATCACGCCGACGAGGACGAGCACCCCGAGGATCGAGATGAGGACGTGGCCGATGAACTCGGTGGACTTCCAGCCGGGCTTGGTTGGCGCAGGCTGCTCGGTGATGGGGTCAGACATTGTTCACGATGGGGTGGGTGACGTGCACGGTGACGCTGTGCACCTGGTGGTTGGCCACGCCGCCGGTCGTGAGCTCGAGGATCCAATCGTGGAGCGCGGCGAGCGCGACCGGCGCGGCGGGCGTGATGGTGATGGTCTGCATGCCGGCCGCGTTGGCGTTGCCAGCGGTGTCGGTGGCGGCCGCGGCGCTCACGATGCCGCTGCGGTCGACGAGGATCAGCGAGGCGGTGAGGGTGTTGGCGCCGTGGCCGGCGGCGTCCATGTGCACCCGGACGTCGACGGAGGTGATCTTGTCGCCGATCCCGACCCCGTGGAGCGGGATGCGGAACACGCCCGGCGTGTCGGTGGTCGACTGGACGACGCCGAGGTCGGCGTCCGTCCACTTCGTCCCGGCGCCGGTCCAGGCTCCAGCCCCGAAGGGCGAGAACTGGATCGTGCGCGTCCCGAGCGCGATCAGCAGATCGAAGATGTCGTTGAGATCCTCGTGATGGAGTGTCGCCCCCGCCTTGTCGACGATCGCGGCGACGTAGGTTCTGTTTCGACTGGCAGGTAGGGCCACGGTGTCTCCCGGCTACAACGAGCCGAGGATCACGAGCCGCATCTAGTGTCAACCCGTCCGATGCCACTCCGACAGAAGCTTCGCTCCCTTGCTCAAATTGCATGGGGCGCAGGCGGGCGCGAGGTTGGCGACGGCGTGCGCGCCGCCCCTCGAGAGCGGGACCACGTGATCCAGGCAGGTCGCCACCGCGCCGCAATAGACGCACGTTCCGTTCGTGTTCGCGAAGATTGCTCTGACACCGTGCCGACGGCATTCGTGAGCCGATTGGCGCGCCAGCGAGACGAGGCCGCGCGGTGTCTCTCCGGATGGTTGGCCCTCCACTTCGCCGCCCGGGCGAGCATGCGTTCCCGATCAAGTTGCCGTGCCTGCTCGGGGTTGTCCGCTCTCCACGTCATCATCTCTTCGCGCTTCGAGGCTGGGCGTGCAGCCTTCCGCGCGGCGCGAGATGCGCGCACCTTCTCCGGGTTCGCCGCGATCCAGCGTCGGGTTTCCTCGCTTCTTCTCTCGGCGTTTCCGGGCTTTGCCCGCCAACGCGCCTCGTGCGCCCGCTGCCTTAGCCGCGCCTCTTCGGGGGGCAATTTCACGACAGCCGCCGCGCCTCGCCGTCCCAGACGTGTTGGTACCTGAACGTCACCGGGTCGCGCCCGGGGCGAGCGATGGTGATCGCGATGAGGAGCCCCTGGCCGTTGACCGTGACGACGATGCCGAGGTCCTCGGTCACCCGGTCGTCGAGCATCCACTGCAACGCCTCCTTGCAGTAGAGCGTGGCGCGCCCGGGGACGTCGTCGCGGTTCGCCGAGCGGTCGAGCAGCCAGAGGCGCGAGCCGAGGAGGTCGCCCTCGAGCTCGGCGAACTGGTCGCCCCACCAGCCGCGGCGGTCGCCGTCCTCCGACGGCAGGGAGTCGTCGGGCTCGGCGCGCCGGTCCATGAAGAGCGAGAGGAAGATCGCGGTCTCGAGGCCCTCGTCGGAGGCGACGTCGTCGTTCTCGATCACCGCATCGATGACGCCGTTTGCCCAGGCGAGCCGGACGTCGGCGAGGTCGTTGCCGTCCATCATGCCCCCAGGAGATCCCGGTCGCAGAGGGAGAACTCGTCGTCGCAGAGGAAGCTGATGCTCTCGATCACGTGCCCGACGGTGTGCGACTGCGCCATGAGGTCTAGGACCTGCTGCGCGGCTTCGACGTCGTACGTGCCGGGCAGCGACGGATCGCGATAGATGAAAAAGCGATAGATCTCGCGGTCGTCGCCCATCGCCGCGGCGATCGCGTGCGTGCGCTCGAGCACGACGACGTCGGCCGGGTCGAGCCCGAGAAGCGGGGCCAGCACCTGCTTGTAGTCGGCCGGGCGCACCCGCTGGCGGAGGAGGAGCCGCGCCAGAACCATGGCCCGGCGCGCGGCGAGGTCGCCCGAGGCGGTGATCGCAAGCGCCGCCTCGAAATCGGGGAGCATCTCGTCGACGGTGCGGGGGTCGGCCTCGCGCAGCAGGTCGTCGGCCCGCCCGTCCACACGCGCGAGCTCGTCGCCGGCGGCGAGGAGAAGCTTCGACACGACGCCGTCCGCGTCGGTGCGCCAGAGCTTGCTCGGCGGCAGGAGCGCGCGGAGGGCGCGCGCGTAGGCGTCGGCGCTCAGACCCATGTCACCGTGCCCATGACGGCGAGTTGGCCGGTGGTCGGCACGACGTCGGCCGCGGGGACCGTGAGCGTGTAGTCGCCCTCCCCGACAGCCACGCCGAGCGCGGTGCGGATGTGCGAGAGCTTGATGGTGCCCAGGCCGGCGCCGTCGCCGGGGATCGCCTCGCGGCGCAGGAGGTCGGTCAGCTCGGCCTCGACCGCGGTGCGGAGGTCCGCGGTGTCGGGCGACAGGTGGATCGTGAAATCGACGTCGAGCGCGGTCGGCGCCGCCGCTGTCACCTCGGCGGTCGTGGGGCGCTCGGCGTCGAGCGCGGTCTGGACGGCGGTCACCTCGCCGCCCGATGGGAAGATGTCGGGCCGGCCGTCGATCACGAAACGGACAACGACCGTGCCGAGGCCGTTCTCGTTGCGATACACCCAGACGCGGGTGACGCCAGCGACGGCGAGCGCCCAGGCCTCGTAGTCCTGGTCGGACCCACCCGAGGGCGGCTCCTGCCAGCGGAGGACGACGCGGCCGCGCAGGTGCTCGAGCGTCTCCTCGTCGAAGCCGTCGCCGATCCCGTCGGTGTCCACCGTCGCCGTGCCGTCGACGCCGGTGATCGGGCTCTCGAGCGTCAGCTCCACGCCTGCGGCGAGGTTTCCCGCCGCGCCCGCGAGCTCGGCCTGCACGGTGATCGTGACGGTGCCGCTCGCGATGATGCCGCCGACGTTGACCACGTAGGTGGTGTTGGCGTCGAGGCGGTAGATGGTGCCCTCGGGGATGTCGCTGCCGTCGACGCCGGTGACAACGATGTCGCCGATCGCGAAGGTGGCCGGCGTGAGCGAGAGCCCGACGAGGCTGGCGAAGATCGGAACGCGGTCGGGATCGCAGGTGGTGGGGAGGAGCTGCCTGGCCGCCCAGTCGAGATGCCCGTGCAGCAGGTGAACCGCGCCGGCCCAGACGGTGGCGAGGACGTCCGCCATCTTGCGGCGGAGGAGCGCGCCGGCGATCGAGAGCCGGCTGCCGAGGTCGGCGCGGGCTCGCGTGATCAGATCGGCGAGCGATGGACGGGCGAACGGCACGCACGAGCCCGAGGATCACGGCGGCGCGCCGGCGTCAAGGTCCCCGTCGCCGCCGGGGGTCATCAGTTCACCGTGTAGTTGGCCCCGAGCACATAGCAGTTGACCACGGCGCCCGTGTTTCCGACCAGCACGAAATACTCGTAATTGGCCGAGGCCGCCTCGCTCAGCCCGCTCACGGTCAGAGTGGAGTAGGCGGATGTGCCGGTAGCTGATGTCTGCGTGCTGCCGAGTTGCGACGGCGCTGAGTTTGACGTGCGATCCTTCTTGAACATCTGGATAGAGACCGTGTCCGCGGAACCCGCGCTGCTGTTGCGGACATAGACCGAGACGGAATCAAGCGTGTCACTTGATTTGAGGGTGATAGGAATATAGGCAATCGTGGAGCATGCCGACGAGATAAGTATCCCGCCGTTGGAAGAGTCGAAGTGTGCGCAGATGGTGGGGGTTGGCGATATGTAAGCCATCCCCTGCGACGCCGCAATCTGGTAGGTGGTGGCCGCACCGCCGTTGGCCGCCGCCGTGATTCGCCCCTTGCTATCCACGGTGATGTTGGCGCTGGTGTAGCTCCCCGGAGTGACCGCGGTGGTCGCCAGGGCCAGTGTCCTATCGGCGGTGAGGTCGCCGCCGCCCGTGATGTCCGCGGCGGTGGTCGCTATGCTCCGATTCGCCGCGACCGCCTCGCCGCTGGCCGTGCCGGTCGTGAGGCCGGTAATTTTGCCGTTGGACACGGCCGTGCTGGAATCCATTGCAAGGCCACCGATGAGCCGCTCACCGCCGGCTTGAATCCAGAGGGCAATCGTCCTCGTAATGGTCGTGGCCGGGCTACCGGAAGCGACGGGGGCCTTGTCGATGGCCACGGTCGCGGCGTCCGTGATATGCGAGCTGCCGCCCGTGATGGCATACGTCGGGGCTTTGAATACCGTTTCCCGCTCGGTCGCGATATTGCCGGCGGCCCAGGTCTTCGTGGCGCTCGTGTCGACGAGAAACCCGATGACCTCCGCGGTCGTCGTGAGGGCGGTATTGGCAGGCCCGGTGAACGCCCAATCGACAGGCGCACCCGTCGCGGCGACAGGGGCAAACGTGTGCTTCCCCGTCCAGGCGTAGTCGGCGGTCTTGTCGATGCCGATGGTCGGCGTCGTGCCGCCGCTCGAGGTGATTGGGGCCGTCACGCCGACGGAGGTGACAGGCGCGGTACCTGAGGACGCGGCGGTGAGCCTGCCTTTCGCATCGACCGTGAAACCGGCATAGGTGTAGGACGCGGGGGTAACGGCAGTGTCGTTGAGGCTGATGGTGGGCGTGGCACCGCCCGACGAAGCGATTGGCGAGGTGGCCCCGACGGAGGTGACCGGGGCCGTTCCGCTGCCGGCTGCGGTCAACCTGCCCTTCTGGTCCACGGTGAAATTGGCGTACGTGTAGCTGCCCGGCGTGACGGCTGTGTCGTTGATGCTGATCGTCGGCGTCGCGCCACCCGAGGAGGCGATGGGAGACGTGGCCCCGACGGAGGTCACGCCTCCCGCGGAGCCGTTGGCTGCTGCCGTGAGTCTCCCCTTGGCGTCGACGGTGATGTTCGCGTTAGTGTAGGAGCCCGGCGCGACGGCGGTGTCGGCGAGTCCGAGCGTCAAGTCCGAGGTGAGGTCCCCGCCGCCCGTCAGCTCGCCGGCGGCGGTGCTGATGAGGCGGTCGACGGCGAGGCCGTCGCCCGAAACCAAGCCCTGCGCCATGTTGTGGACGAAGTTGCCGCCCATGTCGATGTCGCCGGCGGTCTCGACGCCACCGGTGAGCGAGACGAAGCCGTTGATGATGGCCCCGCCCGAATCAATCAGGAGCGCGACCGGCGAGGTGATGGTCAGATTCCCGCTGCCGCCATTTTGCGGTGCCCCGCTAATAGCAAACGAGGCCGCGATGCTGATGGTCTTGGCTGTCGTCGAATCATAGACGGGCGGCGTAATCAAAAACTCGCGCTGCTCCAGCATCGCCGTCCCGTCGTCCCAAGACGAGCCTCCACCGCCAGGTGCGTATGCCACCGCGGGGGCTTCGACGTTGCCGAGGTGGGTCAGGCCAGAGAACTTAATCAGCAAGGCGTAGAGGGCCGAGCTCGAGGACGGGAAAATCTCGACGCCCTTCCCGGCGCCGGGCTCGAATACCTGGCCACCGGTCCACGTGTAGTCGGCGCCCTCGTTGAGCCCGATCGTGGGCGTCAGGCCCCCGGTGGTCGTGATCGGCGACGAGACGCCGACGCTGGTCACCGGCGCTGTCCCGTTGCTGGCGGCGGTCAAGCGACCCTTGGCGTCGACGGTGATCGAGGCGTTGGTGTAGGAGGCCGGGGTAACGGCCGTGTCGGCCAGCGAGATCGCCGGCGTGGTCCCACCGCTCGACACGATCGGCGCGGTGCCCGAGACCGAGGTGACCGTTCCACCGCCACCTGCCCCGTTGGCCGCGGCCGTGATCCGGCCCTGGGCGTCGACCGTGATGTCCGCGCTCGTGTAGGAACCCGGCGTCACCGCCGTGTTGTTGAGGCTGATGGTGGGAGTCGAGCCGCCGGAGCTGGCGATCGGCGCTGTCCCCCCGACGCTCGTGACACCCGCCGAGCCGAGCTGGGCGACCGTGGCCAGGTCCTGCGGGTTGATGCCGTCGGCCGCATTCACGCCGCGTGCGCCGCCGAAGTTGCGCACGGTCTCACCGGCGCCGCCGGCCGTGGGGAGCAGGTTCGGCACGCCGACCAGCGCCACGAGGGCGAGAAGGGCGCCGGCGGCGGCAAGTGCGAGCTTTCGTTTCATCTTCGTTCTCCTCAGTTCGCGATGCGGATTTGCATGTAGGTCTTCCAGTCGATCGTCGTCGCCGCGATCCCGGTGACCACGATGCGGATGTCGGTGCCGTCGGTGTCGATGGTCGCGGCCCATGCGGCCTCGGTGGTCGCATCGCCGGGGACCGTGCTGCCGAGCTGGGTCACGACGCCCGCACCGTCGACACGGAACGTCGCGGTCATCCCCGCCCAGGAGCCGCCGTTCGGCCCGGCCGCGTCGAACCCGACCGCGGCGGCCTCGATCTGGACGACGCAGGACGTCGGCGGCGCGAAGCTGTCGATCACGATGGGAGTCGCGTTGCCCGTGAAGCCCTCGTTGTTCTGGTACGACGACCAGGGACCGGTCGCCCCGGATGCCGTCGAGGGCCAGGGGACGATCCGGAACTGGGCGTAGCTCTTCCAGTGGATCGTCTTCGCGGCCTCGCCGGTGACCTGGACGCGGAGCACGGTCCCGTCGGTGTCGATCGTTGCGCCCCACGGACCCTCGGTGGTCGAGACGTCGGGGACGGTCGTCCCGATCTGCGTCACGACGCCTGAGGCATCGACCCGGAACGTCGCAACGACCCCGCGCCACGAGCCGCCCTGCGGCGTCGCCGAGTCGAAGGCGACCAGGTCGGCCTCGACCTGGATGCAGCACGAGGGCGGCGGCGCGAAGCTGTCCAGCGTCGCCGGGGTGGCGTTCGACGTGTAGCCGTCGGCGTCCTGGAACGCGTCCCATGGCCCCGCGGGGGCGCTCACCAATGGCGTCGGCGGCCAGGGCTCCCAGAGGATGTCCGTCGTGCCGATCGTGATGTCGGTTGACGTGCAGCGGAACGCCTTCCCGGCCGCGCTGCCCTCCGAGATCGCGATGACGGCGCAGACCAACTGGTCGCCCGTCGCGGCGTCCTCGCGGCGCTCAAGCACCCAGGGGTGGCTGCCGTCGCCGAGGCTGGCGAGGCGATAGATCCCGTTCTGGGTCGCGTCGACCTGGTTGGGTACGAGGATCGATTCGCCCAAGGCCAGCGTGACGCCGGCCTGCGCCGGCAGCGCGCCGTCCGCGACCGCGATCAGCGCGCCGTCCATATACGTGCAGGAGGGCAAGATGTCGCTGGCGAGCGTGCGGGCGTAGTTCTTCCACGAGATCGAGCCGGGGACGTACTCGAGGAGCGCCTCGGCGAGCCCCTGCTGGACGGCGTAGGGCGGCGGGATCGGGCAGGCGCGCCCGAGCCAGGCCGCGACCTTCGCCTCGACTTTCTCGACGATGAGCGCGCGGAGGTCGTCGGCGGCGCTCAATCAGGCTCCCTCGGAGAAGACCTTCGGCGAGACGTTCTGGATCGGCACGCCCCAGCTGTCGATGCTCGTGCCGGTGGCCACGCCGTTCAGCGGGTTCTCGGCGACCGCGACGGGGTCGGCGCCCATCGCGATCGTGCCGGCCGATTTGACCTGCACCTTGTTGCCGCGGGCGAGCCGCACCTCGTCGGTCTCGTCGGAGTAGATCGCGACCTCGCCGCCGGGCTTGCCCCTCGGCCGGTAGCGCCGGTCGTCGGTCGCGATCACGAGCGGATGACCGCGGTCCCCGCCGACGAAGAGCACCACGGCCTCGGCGCCGGGCTTGGGCACCGACGAAAACCCGTACTGCTGGATTCGCTCGCAGTCGTCGCGGTCCTCGCCGTCGAGCACGCCGAGCTGCATCGTCTGGACGTTGGTGCCGTCGGAGACCAGCTGCACGATCGCGCGGGCGAGGAGGTTCGCGACGCGCATGCGCACGGGGTGGAGCGCCTGGTCGATCAGCGCGGCGACGGCGCGCATCATGGCTTCACCGGATTGATCGGGGCGAGGGCGCCGGACTCCGCCTTGACCACGGCGCGCGGCTCGGGAAGGAACGCGTCCGGCCGCACGAGCTGCAGCTGTGTGATCTCGCCGCCCTGGTTGCTGATCGTGTGCTCGACCTGGGAGATGAGCAGCTCGCCGTCGATGCCGATCGATGGCACGTGAACCTCCACCAGCATGTTGAGCGGCCAGAGCTGGCCCCGCTGCCGCCAGCCAGGCGTCGTGATGCTCACCTTCTCGGCGCGCGCGGCGCGCACCCGGGCTTCCCAGTCGGCGCGCTGCTTCGCGAGCTTCGCGTCCATCCCGCCCTCGGGCCGGATCATGAGCACGCGGTCCTTGCGCCGCACGCCGAGGTCGGTCGCCTCGGCGCTGATGGCGCTGATGACGGCGAGCTTCTTGGTGACCGTCGCGCCGTCGTCGGTGGACGTCACGCCGTTCACCGGCGAGAGCGGGCCGCCGCCGCCCGTCTGCGTCTTGAGCACGTACCTCGAAAACCGCTCGGTCGCGTCGTAGTCGATCGCCGCCTCGAGGACGTTGTCACCCTCGGCCAGCGCCGTGCCGACCTTCTCGGTGCCCGCGCGGGTGATGAGCACCCCGCCCTTGCCGTCGGAGACGAGGAGGACGCCGGCGGCCGTCGCCATGCGGTGCAGCGCGTGGTAAGCGGTGTCGCCCGGGTTGAGCACGCACTTGCCCTGCGGGGTGAGCTTGAGACCGGCCTGGACGGTGAGGGCGACGCCGTGCTCGGCGCACAGCTCCTTCGCCACCTTGGCGATGTCGGCGCCCGCGAACGACCACTTCTTGCCGGTCCCGAGGCCGGCGGAGCTGTCCACGATCGCCGAGGCGCGGTCCCGCCCCTGGTAGGACAGCCCTCGCGAGGTCGCCGACAGCCGGAAGCTGCGCTTGTCGACGTAGCCGTCGAGCACGACTTGGCCGTCGATCTCGACGCGGCAGGCGTCCTCTTCGAGGATCGGCCACGGCACGTTCTGGCCGCCCCACCGATCGCTCACGTCGAGGGTAAATGACCCGCAGATGCTCTCGATCGAGCGGGTGATGCGGATG